AAGCTTCTGCGCCCAGCGGCTGAAGTATGCGCAGAGCGTCCTGCGCGGGAAGTACGAGAACGAGAACCTGTTCGCCTTCCTGTGCCACGCGGAGCAGGACGAGAAGGGCAACGTGGATATCCTGGACCCGGTGCAGCATCAGAAGGCGAATCCCAGCTACGGCGTGACGATCCGCCCGGCGGACATCATGAACGACGCCCAGCAGGCGGCGGACGATCCGCAGCAGCGGAAAGACTTCCTGGCGAAGAGCCTGAACATCTTCACGGCGCAGATGAAGGCTTACTTCCAGGTGCAGACGTTCAGGTGGAGCAACCGGCAGGCCGGGCAGCTGCTGGGTATCGACGAGGACTGGAGTCTGGACGAAAAGATCCGGCACGTCCTGAAGCTGCCGATCAGCTGGTACGGCGGCGCGGACCTGTCCAAGCTGCACGACCTGACTGCGGCGTGTCTGTACGGCAACTACAAGGATGTGGACATCGTCCTGCCGCACGCCTGGTTCCCGGTCGTGGCGGCGCACATCAAAGCCGACCAGGACAACATCCCGCTGTTCGGCTGGAAGGACGACGGCTGGCTGGATATGTGCAACGCGCCGACGAACAACCACAGCGACGTGGTCAAGTGGTTCATCGACCGGCGGAACCAGGGATTCAGGATCCGGCAGATCGGCCACGACCGGAAGTTCTGCCGGGAGTACTTCATCGGCATGAAGGCGGCGGGCTTCACGGTGATCGACCAGCCGCAGTACCACTACAAAAAGTCTGAGGGGTTCCGGCGCATTGAGCAGAAAGCGCTCAACGGGCTTTTTTATTATTTCGGATCTGAAGCGTATGAGTACTGCGTCCAGAACGTGCTGGCGGAGGAAAAGACGGACGACCTGATCCAGTACAGCAAGATCGAGGACAACCGGCGTATCGACATATTCGACGCGAGCGTGTTCGCCGCGGTGCGGATGCTGGAGTGCATGGAAAAAAGCGGAAAGGCAAGCAGCTGGTTCGGGACGGGTCCGGCCGGCAAATAAACGGAGGATGACGGAAGATGGGCAGACTTGATCAGCTGCGCGGATGGCTCGGCGGCAGCAGCGGAAAGGTGAACTTTGCCGAGGCGTTCGCGCCGGAGAAGCCGCAGAAGCGGGAGAGCCTGAACACGGCCGCCGGCGTCGCGCTGTGGCTGGGCAATGACGATATCAAGTGCGCGGGCTACACGCGGCTGTGCGACAACCCGGAGATCATGACGGCGGTGCTGCGGATCGCGGAGCTGATCGGCAGCATGACGATCCACCTGATGAGCAACACGGACAGCGGAGATGTGCGGATCGTCAACGAGCTGAGCCGGAAGATCGACATCGAGCCCTGCGCGAACATGACGCGGATTGAGTGGGTGACGGCGATCGTCATGAACCTGCTGCTGTACGGCAACGGGAACAGCGTCGTCGTGCCGCATACCAGCGGCGGCATCCTGCAGGACCTGGAGCCGATCAGCGCGCAGCGCGTCACATTCCAGCCGAAGAACGGCAGCTACAGGGACTATTCCGTGATGATTGACGGCAGGCCGCACAACCCTGCGGATCTGATGCACTTTACCTACAACCCGGACGAGAAGTACCTGTGGAAGGGCCGCGGGCTCACGGTGGTGCTGAAGGACGTGGCGAACAACATCAGGCAGGCCCAGAAGACGGAGAACGCCTTCATGAGCAGCGAGTGGAAGCCGAGCATCATCGTGAAGGTGGACGGGCTGACGGACGAGTTCGCGAGCCCGGAAGGCCGGGAGCGGCTGCTGTCGAGCTACATCAAGCCTGCCTATCCCGGAGCGCCCTGGATGATCCCGTCCGAGGCCTTCGACGTGACGGAGGTCCGGCCGCTGACGCTGCAGGATCTGGCGCTGAAGGACACGGTGGAGCTGGACAAAAAGACCGTCGCCATGGTGATCGGAGTGCCGGCGTTCCTGCTGGGCGTGGGAGACTTCAAGCGGGACGAGTGGAACAACTTCGTGCAGACGAAGGTGCGGGCCATCGTGACCGGGATCCAGCAGGAGATGACCAGGGCGCTGATCATCAGCCCGAAGTGGTACCTGCAGCTGAACCTGTGGAGCCTGATGGATTACGACCTTGCCAGCGTGAGCAGCATCCTGCTGGCCGGCGCGGACCGCGGATACGTTTGCGGAGACGAATGGCGCGACCGGATGCACATGGCGCCGGCAGGCCTGAAAGATTACAAGGTGCTGGAAAACTACATTCCGTATGAGGATTCCGGCAAGCAGAAGAAGCTGATCCAGGATGACTGAGCGGCGCGGGCTCCGGCCGCAGCCTCCGCAGACGCGCGGACGGTGCGGGCTGTGCGGGGCGCATAACAGGGACCTGTACATGATCGCCGCGGGCGATTATATCGGCTGGGCCTGCGGAGAGTGCCGGCAGCAGCTGCGGGAGAGTTTCATCCGGCAGTACTGCGGCACGGTGGAGCAGACGGAGCCGGGAGAGTAAGGAGGAAAGACGGATGGCATACAGATGTGATCAGGCGGTCATCGGCCGGGCGGAGGAGCCGATCCGCTGCAAGGTGAGCGGCACGGTGTGCGCGCACCAGAAGATGTGCCTGATGGAAGGCAGGATCGTCCTGACGGACGGCGCGCTGCGGTGCCCGGCGAGGGACGGGCAGCTGCCGGAGCGGCCTGCGGAAGCACCGGCGAGGAAGGCCGTATCCGCGAAGGCGACGACCAGGAAGACGGCGACGAAGAACAGGAGGAAAGAGAAATGATCACACGGGAAAAGGGCAGGCAGGTGCGGGCTGCGGTGACCACGTTCGAGACACGGGAAGAGACCGACCGGCTGCACATTGAAGGATACTTCAGCGTATTCGACAGTTTGTATGAAATCGGGCCGGGCATGACGGAAAGCGTCGCCAGGACCGCTTTCGATAAGACTCTGAGCGGGGACATCAGAGCGCTGACCAATCACGACACTTCCATGGTGCTGGGGCGCACGAAGGCCCACACGCTGGAACTGCGGATCGACGAGCACGGACTGTGGGGAGACATCACGATCAATCCGAACGATCAGGATGCCATGAACCTGTACGAGCGCGTGAAGCGGGGCGACGTGGACCAGTGCAGCTTCGGGTTCAACATCATCAGCGAGGAAACCGAGTTCCGGGATGATGGGTCCGTCCACTGGACGATCACGGAGGTGGAGCTGTTTGAGGTGAGCGTCTGCACGTTCCCGGCTTACGAGCAGACCAACGTCTCCGCGCGCGAGGCGCAGCGGGAGGCGCTGAGCAAGAACCGCCTGGATGACTGGAAACAGTCGGCGCGGGCGAGAATCCACAAGGAGGGCTGAAATATGGCTCTGAAGACCCTGATGCTGAAGCGTCAGATCGACCTGAAGAAAAAGGCCCTGGGCGAGCTGAACGACAAGCTGAGCGGATTTGAATCCCGCGAGGCGGAACTCGAGCAGGCCATTGCCGAGGTTGAGACCGACGAACAGCGCACGGCGGTGGAGGAAGAGATCACCGCTTTTGAGACTGAGCGCTCCGAAGCCCAGACGGCCGCGGACCAGCTGACGGAGGAGATCCGGAATCTGGAGAGCGAGCTGGAAGGTGAAGAGGCCCAGCAGAACACCGATCCGGCGCCTGCCGGAGATCCCGCGGAGATTCCCGCGGAAGAAAACAGAGGAGGAACTGTTATTATGAACCGTCGTTTTCGTGACTTTAACCAGCAGGAGCGGGAAGCGTTCCTGAACAACGAAGGCGTCCGCAGCTTCCTGGGCGAAGTGCGTGCCGCCATGGCCGAGAAGCGGGCCCTGACCGGCGTCGGCCTGACCATTCCTGAAGTGATGCTCGGCCTGGTCCGTGAGGAGATGGCCGCCGCCTCCAAGCTGCTCCGGTTCGTCGACCTGCGCAGCGTGTCCGGCAAGGGCCGCCAGAACGTCATGGGCAAGATCTCCGAGGGCGTCTGGACTGAAATGTGCGCGAACCTGAACGAACTGAACCTGGCTTTCAACCAGATCGAGGTTGACGGTTACAAGGTCGGCGGCTTCGTTGTGGTTTGCAACGCCGCGCTGGAAGACAGCGACATCGCGCTGGCGAACGAGATCATCACCGCCATCGGCAAAGCCATTGCCAAGGCCCTGGACAAGGCGATCCTGTTCGGCGACGGCTCCAAGAAGCCCGTCGGTATCGCTACCCGCCTGGCCGCTTCTTCTTCTCCTGCCTGGTGGGGCGCCAACGAGCCCGCCTTCACCGACCTGCATACCAGCAACATCCAGACGATCAACGTCAACGCCCAGAGCGGCGCCGCGTTCTTCGTCGCGCTGCTGGCCAAGCTGGCGATCGCCAAGCCGAAGTATTCCGCTGACGGCCTGTTCTGGGCCATGAACCGGAAGACCCACCTGGACATCCTGGCCAAGGCCCTGGCCGTGAACGCCAACGGCGCTTATGTTGCCGGCACCAGCCTGATGCCCGTCGTCGGCGGCGAGGTCGTCGAGTTTGACGATGACGAGATGCAGGATTACGAGATCATCGGCGGCTTCGGCGGCAACTACCTGCTGGCTGAGCGCGCCGGGATCGAGTTCGATTCCAGCAAGGAGTTCCTGTTCACCCAGGATCAGACCGTGTTCAAGGGCACTGCCCGCTATGACGGACGCCCGATGGCCGGCGAAGCCTTCGTGATCGTGAACTACAACAACACTTCTCCGACCACCTCCGCGACCTTCGCGGATGACGACGCCAACAGCGTGCAGGATATCAGACTGAACACCCACGAGGGCGCGATCAGCGGCACCGGCACCCTGAAGCTGAAGGCGATCACCAACCCCGGCAAGGGCACCGTGACCTGGGCGACCGGTGACAGCGACATCGCGACCGTCAGCTCCGCGGGCCTGGTGACCGGTGTGAGCGCCGGCACGGCTGTGATCACCGCGACCTGCAACGGCCTGACCGACAGCTGCACGGTGACCGTATCCTGACCTGACGGGCAGGCGAATGACGGATAAGGAGACATGACAGTATGCGCATTCTGATTGCCGTAC